ATTAATTAGGACTCTGATGGACTTGATAATGGCTGATCAGGGCTGCCAGTTGCAATATCTATTGTCGCATTTTTCTGCTCTGCCCAGTCATATCTGAGTGTTAGAGTTACTTCCTGAATTCCTCCATCTGAAGAGTCAAGTCCTGCAAATTCTACGGTTGTAGGCCATGCTCTATATACATTCCAAACTCTAACAGCATTTCCGTTTCCATCAATCTGAACAATAGCCACGTTCTTTGATGTATTTTTCTTAGCTCCCTGGACTCCAGTTTTTGCATTATGCTGCTTCTGTTGCCAAGCATATAAAAGTTGGCCTGCGCTTGGTCTTGTGTTTCCACCCTTGTCGCTGCCTCCTTTGTCTTGAATGTACTCATAGAAAGACATAGATATGGTATTATACTCTGATTTACCAGCTGTATAAACCTTATCATTAAGTCTATCAATTACATTCTCAGATGTTGTTAATTGCGGAATATCGCAGGTTTTGCAGGCTATTGTAAGAGCTTCGTTACCGGTAAGAGTTGAGTCAAACTGAACGATGAACCAGTTTTTTCTCATTGGTTCATAGAAACTCAAATCGTTCATAGTTAAACTAGCCATATATTTAATATCTCCTATTGTTATACAGTATTAAAAGTTTGTCATTATTATCTTTACCCACAGTTTTAAATTAATTGACAAAAAATCTAAAATTTCTTATATTAATTTACAAAGAAGAAAAATATGGAAAAGATTATACTTACAGCGGATTTACATATTCAAGACGGGTTGTATTGCCAGGTTGGTTTAGATTATTTGGATTATCTAACAGAGTTTGCCTTAAAAAATAAAATAAATAAAATTGCGTTTCTTGGTGATTTGCTTGATAAGTCCTCCAGAATAAAAAATGATGTGTTTGTTCCTTTATTCAAGAAAATTGAATATATGAAAGAGCAAGGTTTTGAAATGTGGTTTATATTCGGCAACCATGACATTACATCCACAAATACAAATTCTTCAATTCTTGAGGTGTTTGAAAAATATGGCCATCTAGTAAATTCTATTCAAACTTATGAGCTTGGGAATTACATTATAAACATGAGTCCTTTTACAAAAGATGAAGCTTTGGTTCCAACTGTAAATGCTGATTATTTATTTACTCACCTTAATATTACCGGATTTGATTTAGGAGGGGGAAGGATAGCTGGCGAAGAACAGCAGGCATTTCCGATTTCTATGTTCTCAAATTATAAGACGGTTTTTACTGGACATTATCATAAAAGGCAATGTATTGACAATGTTCAGTATATAGGAGCACCATATCAACTTGACTTTGGCGATGTTGATGATTTTAATAAAGGGTTTGAGATTCTTAATCTTGATAATGGAGGCAGAGAGTTTATTCAATATAAGCATGCTCCAAAGTTTAAAAAGTATACTTATGATGAACTTTGGGACGTTGTTAAGAAAGGGGAAGATGTTCTCCAGAACACTTTGGTTAAGATTGTAGTTGATAAAAAAGTTGATGGGTTATCAAAACTTAAGTCAACCTTGTATAATGATTTTGGCGTTATAGATATTGTAAACGAATTTGAAAATAAAGAGGAAAACAGAAGCACTGATGATATTAAAATTGAAATGAATATATCTGTTGCTGATATGATTAAGGACTTTGTTTCAAATTTGAACACTGAACTTGATGGTTTTGAAATTAAAGGGTCTGATTTGGTTGAGAAATTTGAAGAGATTAAAGGAGAGCTTGCATGAAGTTTAAGAAAATTTCTATTGAAAATTTTAAATCAATTGGCTCTAATCCTGTAATTGTAAATCTTGACTTTAATAATACAACTCTACTTACTGGTTATAATGGTGCAGGCAAGACTTCAATTTTTGAGGCTATAGTTTGGTGTATCTATGGTGTTACCAAATTAAAGGCAGATAATGTTGTAAACAAAACAGTCGGCGAAAACACAAAAGTTGAACTTGAATTTATAGAGAACAATAAAAACTATGTTATTACTCGTTATAGAAAGCACAAGACCCATAAAAATAATGTTTATATTTTTGAAAACGGTGAAAATATTTCTCTTAAGAACCAAGTTGACAACCAAGAGTTAATCCAAAAAATCGTTGGTATCGACTCAAGGGCTTTTATGTCTTCAATAGTATTATCGTCTGAAACGTATAAACAATTTTTAAGAGAAACAAATTCAGTACGTCTTCAAATTTTTGAATCTGTTTTTTCATTAAGAGAGCTTAATGATTTTAAGAAATATACTTCTCAAAAAATTAAGGCATTAGAAACTCAAATGGTTTCAAAAAATAACGAACTTGTTTCTGTTTCTAGTTATAATGAGGCCGATACAAATACTCTTAAGGCATACAAAGAAAATTATAAGAATCAGATTGAAAAACTGGACGCTCAAATAAATTTATATAAAATGAACCTTGCTAGATGTGAGGAAGATTTAAAGAATGGTTCTGATATAGATTTTGATGCTGAGATGAAGAAAGCAGTTGAATATCAGGCTCAATTAGGAATTTATGAAAGTAATAAAAAGAATTTGGATAGTATTTTAAGTTTGATGAAGTCCTGCGATTTACAGGTTGCTGAGCTTAACAAGAAAGCTCAAGAATATCAGAAAATTTTAGATACTTATTCTGTAGAGTTTTTTAAAAATGAATTAAAGAAAATTTCTGAATATGAAGAAAATCTTAGAAAAGTAGATGCCATGAAAAGAAAAATTGATGATATTACTTCGGCTACTAAGATTTGTTATACTAAAATTGATTCTATTCAAAAAAATATTGATTCTAAAATAATTGAAGAAAAAAACATAAGAAAGCAAATTGATAATATAAAAACGAATATTTGCCCTACTTGTGGTCATTCTTTAGATGAACATAAAACTGAAGAGTTAAAGAAGGAATATTCAAATACTCTTTCTAATATTGTAAATGAAATAAACTCTTTTGAAGAGGAAAAAGATAGACTAAATGACCAGGCTGATATTAATAATTCAGAAGTAAGAAAAATTATTGATGAAACTAAAGAAATAAATATTGAATCTCCAAAATATTCTCAGCAAGAAATAAAGTTTTTGGCCCAGAAATATAAAGAAGCTCATGATAATATTGAGAGTGTAAAACTTCAAATTAAAGAAAAAGAAAACGAAGTTTTCAGCCTTAAAGGCAAAGCTCTTAAATATTCTACTGTTCCTCCTAAATATGATGGTTATACGGTTGAGTGGTTAAACGAAAATAAAAGTGAGCAGCTTAAGTTGGCCTCTGAAATTGAAACTTTAAAGAATCAAATCGTAACAACTGAAAGTATGAAAGAAACGGCTTTTGATAAAGCTTATGTTCAGAAGTTGATGAATTCAATTAAAGAGAGAAATGTTATTATAGGAAATTTAAATTCCGAAATATTCTCTCTTAGAAAGGAGAAAGCTCAGTACCAAGTTTTAGATGACGTATTTTCAAACGGAGAAAATGGATTCAAGAAGTATTTTATAAATAAGACGATTGACATGTTTAATGGTAAAATAAATACTTTTCTTCCATTCTTTTTTGATGATGAAATCGAGATTAGATTTGACAAGAATCTGAATGATTCAATTACGTTTAGAGGAAAGGAAACTGATTTTGATGAACTTTCTTCAGGAGAAAAAACAAGAGCTGAGCTTTGTGTGATTTTCTCTCTTTATTTTATGGTTCAAAGCTTATTTGGCTGTGGAACTAATTTACTGGTCGTAGATGAAATCCTTGACCGCGGATTAGATGCAAAAGGAATAAAAGCGTCAAAGGCCATTCTTGATGATATTTCTAAAGAGTCTTCGGTTTTTGTTGTTACTCATAGAGATGATTTAAAAGAGATGTTTGACAGCGTTTTGACTGTTTATAAAGATGGCGACGGATTCACAAGGACAAAATAAAACCCGGGAATTTCCCGGGTTTTATTTTTATTTGTTTTCTTTTGCTTTTTGCAGGGCATAAGCATAAATATTTGTAGGTTGTGAGCTTGATGACGCCGGTTCGGAGTCTTCAAAATCTTTAGCTGCTACAGGTTTTGCTTTTATTTGTTTCCTTTTATTATAAATCCAGTCGTTTAGCTTATTTAGTGAATTTTTAGATTTTTCATTGTCTTTTGGCTGCTTTGCATCGTTTGGCAATTTTGCTGCTATTTTTTTTGCTTTTTCTGCTGCTAATTCAGACAATTTTTTTCTAGGCTCAAAACCTTTCTTTATAACATTAACAATGTCGTTTGCAGAATACCCTTCGTTCCAATATTTGTTTTCTGCGTTTTTAAACCACTTGTCGAAATTTTTATTAAAGTAATTATCGCGCTCAGATTTTGGTAAATTTTTTAATTCATCTGAATTAACTACATTTTGTGCTAAAGCTAACAATGCAATTGCTTTACCTTTTTTCTGTTCATCAATGTCAATTGCTGGGGTTCCGTCATTGTTTGTTTTCCAGAACTTTTTGTCATTAATTATATTTTTGTTCTTCTCTAAGGTGCGTATTTTATTTAATAAAAGGTCGCAAGCTTTTATGATTTTTTCTTTATCTACATTATTATACCTTAAAAGATTTTTGAAATCATCAGATACGTAATTTTTTCTTTCGTTGTAGCTGGCTTCGGCGGCTTGCCTTTCTTCATCAGCTTTTGCTTTTTCAGCAGCTTTTAAATCATCCTTTTCTTTTTTCTCGGCAGCCTTAAGTTCGTTCCTTTCTTTTTTTGCTGTATCTTTGGCTTCTTTTTTTTCTTCTTTTTTTTGGTATTTTTCTATTGCAGAAAGGCTATCAAAACTATTCATTTTTTTCTCTGCTTTAAGCTGTCCGGCTTCATATTCACGAATAAGTTTATCAAGTCCACGCTTATAATCTGCTACTATACTTTTAAGGTCGCTTCCTATACCAAACAATTGGTCTCCAGCTGATTTTAAGAGCCCTGAAATTGTATCGAGATATCTAAGGTCGTTTCCTACTTTTTTAAGCTTGAAGTATTTGTTTATTTCACTTTCTGCTCTGTCTAAGTCAATTTTTACAAAAATACCTTTTTTTCTAATTAAAGCATTAGCACGTTGTTTTGCATCATTGTATGCATTTTCTAAGAAGTTGGAAGATATTCCATAAATTCCGGCTTTGTTTTTATTTAGGAAGTTGCCTGCTACTTTTGTTTCATCCTCGGCATCACTTCTTCTTCCTTCTTTATCCCATTTTGCTGTTGTTAGAATTCTATTAGCATTATATCTTTTACTTGACGTAAGCTCACTATCTGTAGCAAAAGGATGGTTTGTTAAAGCACTTTTAATATTACCAGCAGTATTTAATACTGACTGTCCAGCAGCTTTTGCAAAATTTGATGTGGTTCTTAAAGCATCTCTTAACTTTGTTATGTTTATGCTTTCATCAAGGAGGTCAACAAAAGAATTGACTTCTTCTTTCTCTACCTGTTTTTCAGAATCTGACTCGTTCTTTTTTATATTTGATGGAACTGGAGCATCAGAACCCCTTAACTGTTCAGCATATTTTTTTTGTGCTGTTCGGTTCCACTTTAACCTTTCAATTTCGTCAGTCCTCTTAACGTTTCTTTGTGTTTCTCTCCATTTTTCAATGTTATCATTGAATTTCTTCAAGGTTTTGTCTCTTGTTTCAACCAAAGAAATACCATTTGTAATGTCAAGCGGTATAGCAGATTTCTGAGCATCATCGACTGAAAGAGGAGCTTTATATGTAATTCCTTTAAATTGCTGTATGTCTAAATATTTACCTAGATAGTTATAAGTGTTTCTAAGAGTTTGAAGCTTTATTTTTAAGTTATTAAGCTGGTCTACATTTGTGTCGCCTTCCGGTGAATACGAAAAGCCTTTATTATACACAGGAGTAACTATTTTTTCATCTTCAGGAGGGTTGTTTTTGCCAGATTCTTCATTATGCCCTGTATCTTGTTCCTCTTCAGATTTTTCAACAGACTTTGTTACTTCGGGTTCTTCTTCTGGTTCTTTTTCTCTGCCAAGAATTTCATCAAACTCGTCTCCGTATACTTTTTCTTCAATTACGCCTTTTTCTTCTATATATTCTCTAAAACTTTTGATTTCAGCCATGTTTAGATTTTCCTCTGTAATTATCTTTGACTCATATTGATTTTAATTCTGTTATAATTTGGTTGACAAAAATATAAAAAAACTAGATAATATAAAATATTATTAGGGAGAAAAAATGTTTGTAGACACTGCAGTATTTTATGAAGTATTGGAAAGATGTCCCGACCTTTTTCCAGAATGGAAAAAAGAAGGTAATAAGTATTGGAATTCTAAGACCGGTTATATGATATATAAAGGTGGGACTATTGCTCATGATGCTGTTTATAGGGGGCAGAAATTTTATAATGCAAGTAAAACCATAAATGGTAGTAAAGACCTTGAGTGGAAAAAAGAAGGCGAATGTTTAAATTATGGTTATTATGGTTTTTTAGATTGACAAAAAATTAAAAATTTTTTATAATTTAAATAGTTTAGGAGAAAAATAAATGGGATTTGCTCAATTACATTGCCATCATGCCGCTGGGTCTATGCTTGATTCAGTAGTTACTTCAGAAGAGCTTGCAAAACGTGCTTCTGAATTTGGACATAAATCTTTAACTGTTACTGACCATGGAAGATTGTCTGCTTGGTTTGAACATCAAATAGCCTGCAGAAAATATGGGATAAATCCTGTCTTCGGGTTGGAACAATATGTGATTCCAGATGATGAACTTGTAACTCTTAATGATAAAGGGAAGAGGGTTCGTTGTAAAAATAACCATTTGATTTTACTCGCTAAAAACATGGAGGGAATGAACAATATTCGTCACCTTCATTATATTTCAATGGCTGCAGAAGACCACTTTTATTATAACAATCACTCAACATTCTCTGAAGTGTTCAAATATTCAAAAGGTGTTATATGCGGCACTGCTTGTATGATGTCTCCATTCTCAAACGCATTGAAAGAAGGCAGACCTGATAAAGCGGAGGAATTGTTTAATCTTTTTCTTGATAATTTTAAAGATGACTTTTACGTTGAAGTTCAACTTAACGAATTGACAAGAGAGATTGCTGGCCTTAAAGAAGGCCAGAAAACAACAAATGATTTTCTTATTGATTTGGCAAACAAGCACGGAGTTCCTATTGTTATTACTGGAGACGTTCATTATTTAGATAAAGAGGATTATAAAATACAGGATATTTCTCTTGCAATGAGAGAAAAGAGGACAATGAATGACCCAGGATTCACTCTTGAATCTAGAACGTTGTTTTATCATGATGTAGATGATTATAGATATTTTGATACAAGATTCGAGTATAATTATGGCGATGATAAAATATTTGAATGGTGTAATAATGCCGAGGAAATAGCTTCACGCTGTCATGCTGAAATTCCTGAAAGAACCACAATGATTTTCCCAAACGTTACTCTGGAAGATGAATATGAAATGGAGAGAATTTCAAAGGAAAATCTTGCCAAAAAGTTTGGCGTTGATGATTGGAAGAAGGCTCCGCAAGAATATGTCGAAAGAATTGAGATGGAGCTTGGGCTTTTGAAGCGTAAAGGGTTTGGAAGCTATTGTATGGTTCTATATGATATTTTCAAGCATTGCGATAATGACGGAATTCCAGTTGGGTATGGACGAGGAAGTGGTGGTGGTAGTCTTGTTTTAAATCTCCTTGGTATTACAAAAATTGACCCAATCAGATATGGCCTTTTGTTTCAGCGTTTTGTTTCAGAAGAGCGCTGTGTGAATACAGTAGTTGATTATTTTACTTGACAAAAAATTAAACAAATTATATAATGTGCTTATAGGAGAATAAAAAATTGTATAGTAATGAACAGTTAGCAAAACTTGTGGTTGAATATACCAAAGAAATGCAGAATTATATAAATATTATAGAAGCAGAGGTTAAGGCAGCTGACCCTAATCTCAGAGCTATTGCCAACGCTTCTGGTAAGTTAGCTAAGGTATATGGTCTTATTACAGAATTTGTTGGAACTTTTACTGGTGAAGACTGGAGAATTGGTGGTTTTAGAGAATCTGTGTGGGCCGTGAAGGGAAATAAAGGAGAGCAAGGCACAGATGGAAATTGATAAGGCCAGAATGAAAGATGAATATTTATCTGGAGATTATGATTCATTTTTTAAAGATGCTGCCGAAGTAACAGGATATTTATTGAATAAAAAATATTATGCTGCAATTGAACCTGAAGAAAGAAACGACGTTCTTCAGGATTGCATGGTTTCACTTTGGGAAAAGCATTTGGATAATAAAATCAATACAGACAAAGGCGATTTAATGTCTTTTGTTTGGAAGAATTCCACTTACAAAATTTTGGATTATCTGAAGAAAAAAAATCGTAGGGAGAAGATTGCTTATTTCTTTTCTTATGAAGAGGTTATGAGCGATAACGCCTATTGCAGAAAGCACAAGGATGAGATGTGTGATGAAGATTATTAAGAAAGTTGATAAATCCGAGCTTAGAAGTTTTATGTATAATAAGTTTCAAGATTGCGCGGATGATAAAAAACTTTATGAGGCTCTTAATAACGGAAAAGCGATAAATGTGTTCCAAATGTCTGCCGGAACTGCTTCACAGGTTGTAAATCAAATTCACCCTGATAATTTGTCAGAGATGACTGCTTGTAATGCGTTTGCACGCCCTGGAACTATTTCAGGAGTTCCAAATTACGTAGATGGCAAATCCGGTCATTTAAAGTATAGAAACCCTATAATAAATTCTGTTTTTGGAGAGACTTTCGGTGTGTGCCTTTATCAAGAGCAAATAATGTCGTTGTTTGTTAAAATTGGCGGGCATAAAGATGGCGGAAACTATATTCGTGGTCTCTTAAAGAAGCTCGGCAAGGCTAACAAGAAGCAAGAAGATATTGACGCTTGGAAAGAAGAGACAAAGAAATTTTCAGATAATGCAATAAAGATGGGAGTTTCAAGAGCCGAATTGAAAGATTTGCTTGAAGACGTTGCGGCTTTGGCAAACTATTCGTTCAACAAATCGCACGCTTTGGCATATTCGATGATGGCTGCATGGACTCTTTATCTAAATGTTTATTTTAAAAAGTTTTATTATCCCGCTGTTGTGGAATATGCATTTGAGCACGATAAAGAAACTCTTGATACCTTGAAAGACATGAGAAGAAACGGGTTCAAAATTCATGAGCCAAACATTAATACATCAAAGAGCAGAACATTTTCATCAGGCAACGACTTGTATATTGGCCTTCATAATTTGAAACAGGTCGGAGCAGCTGCTGATAATGTGTGCGCTAGAGCACCATATACAAATTTCAGCGATTTTCTTAGAAAAAATCTTGAAGATTCAAAAGTAAATAAGAGAGTTATAACAGCTTTGGTTGAGTATGGGTGTTTCGACGAGCTTGAGTCGACTATAACAAGACATCAGATGATATCGTGTTTTTCTCAGTTCTGGGAGACCAAGCCGGCATTTAAAAAGTTAACTGCTGCCGAAGCTGAGAAAATAAAAATTGATTTGGAACTTAAAAACAAGCTTGTTTCAGCCTTACAAAATAAAATCAATAATATCGTTGAATATTGGGAAAGTATAAAAGAAGTCGCTGAAAATAATGAGTTCGCAACTAAAGATACTAGACAGTTTAGAAAAGAGTGTGAGGAAAAATATCTTGGATTTAATTTCTTTGTATCTCCATTCGATTCAGAAACAAATGAGTTTATAAACGACAAGATTGCAGTCGGCAAATGTGTGTCTGATTTTAGTGATGTAAGAAAGTTTAAATATATATCTAAGGTTGTGCCTGTTTATATTTCTTCTGTTAGAGAATATAAAGACAAAAATGGAAATACGATGGGCTTTTTATCGCTTGAAGACAGAAGCGGTGAGGAGACTACCATTCCAATATTTGCTTCATGTTATCAATTTGTAATAGACAAAGTTGCTGCAGATACTTTGGCGCTTATGTTACTTTATAACTCAGAAGATACATATCATGGCGGAGAGCAGCTTATGTTTGGAACAAAAAAGTGGGTTGAACCGAGTAAATATTCTTCGTTTATAATTCCGCTTAGGAGAGCATCTTGATTAGGTTATTTAAAGACTATTATGATAAAAACGGAATTAGATATAAAGTACTTTCGTTTAATAGCGGTAGATATGCATGTGAATCCTATCACGATGGAAAATGTTTTTATTTAAGACCGGATGAATTATTTACATCTCCACCTCCTAAACCAGCAAAGGTTAAGTTTACTGATATTATTAAAGACAAAGAGGAAAAGCCGGAAACTGTTGAGGTAAAAAATATAATATCTGAGCCAGTTTACGAGGAACCTGTTTATGAGGAACCTGCTTATGAAGAGCGTGGGCACGAGGAAATTCAAAAAACAGTTCTTTTAAAAGATAATATTAAGGAGACAGCGGAAGATGATTTTTACGCTGATTTTTAAATGACTGCCAGAGAATTAGTTAATAATGTGAAACTTGATGACAAGTTTGTAGATGATACAATTAATTCCGCATTAGAAGCCGCTAACGAAAGAATTAATGGCAAGGTTGATAATGAGGGTTATAAAAAAAGAATTGAGGAACTCAAAAAGAATCTTGAGGCTAAAAAGCAGCAAGAAAAAAGAATTGCCATGATTAAAGCGGCTCAGGGGGTGCAAGTTGGAAGCGACAGTGTTGGCTCGGGAGTTTCAACGCAAGTACAAAACAAAGTATAATTATTACCCGTATTCAATGAAAAATGTTCAAGACAGTAAATGGTGGGAACACTTTACGAAGTTTTGCTATAAAAGTAATCTTGAAAACGGTGAAGAACAAAAGTTCATAGATAAATTGTTTTCTTTATGGGAAAGCGATGAAAAGATTCTTCCTTATGTTCTATCTCAAAAAATAGCTGAAGACGCAGAAGCAAGCCTTGCTGGGAAAATTGAGACTGAGGAAATTTCTGAGAGCGATTATATAAAGATTACTTTAAAGAAAGCTTCTGTTTGGGCTAAGCAAAACAAAATTTATAATAATAAATTGGGAAGCTTCTTAAGCGACCCGACTTGTATAACACGAGCTTTAAGAGGCGAGTATTATAAACCTTTGTTCATGTTTTGTTCTGATTTTTTAAGTAGATACGGGGAATTAACCGAAGAGGATATCTTGAAAAAGAATTCTATTCGAGCATTTCACCATGAATTATACAATACGTTAAAACTAGCGTTAAACAATAAGTTTAGAGATTAAGCCCTACACAGGGCTTTTTTTGTTGCTTATATAATATTGTAGTTGATAAAAAATCTTAAAATTTATATAATCAAGTTGAAGGAAAATAGATGAAAACAATAGTAGATTTATTTAATTGCTTGCATATCGCATTTAATGTAGCCAAAACACAAGCAATTAAAGAGAAGGGCACATTCACAGAATTAGATGTCGGCCTTTATTACCATAAAGTTTTGGATTCGGTAATCAGTATTTCAAAAGAGTATGGGCGTTTGATTTTTGCAACAGAGGGCAGGGGTTCTCTTGACTGGCGTAGAAGTATATACCCAGAATATAAAGCAAACAGAAAGCATGACGACACATATCAGATTTTTAAAGACCATTTGAAAGATGTGGAGCGTTTGATTTCTTACTTTCCAAGTAAGGTTATTGATGTCCCCGGGGCTGAAGCTGATGATATAATGTATGGTTTGGCAACATATTTTGCTGATAACAATGAAGACGTTTTGGTTATCACGGGCGATAGGGATATTGCTCAGCTCGTGAATTATTCAGATAGAATCAGAGTTTATTCACCGACTTTAAGGTTGTTCAGAGAAAAACAACCGACTCTTATTTTAGAAAAGGCGATAGTTGGTGACCCAAGTGATAATATTCCTGGAATTCCTAGAGTTGGAATAAAGACTTTTGAAAAGGCTTTAAACGATAAAAATATTTGGAATACTAAGATTGAACCGAATATGGATGTTGTTAATAAGTTTGTTCAAATTGTAGATTTGTCAAAAGCACCGGCTAATTTGAAAGAGGAGGCGATTATTCAGAATAATTTAAAAGACTATACTGAATTTGATCCTCAGGCAATTGAGATGTTTATGTATGATAATGGTCTCAAAGAGCATTTAAATAGGTGGTCTTCTGACTTAAGTGATATTAATATGGCATTATATAAAAATGATGCGACAGAGGTTGGTGATAAGGATATTAAAACTGCTGATGTGGATGAAATAGAGTCAATGCTCGATTTTATTAATAATCTTTAACACTTGACAAATAATCTTAAAAATTTTATAATTAGAGCATAGGAGAAATAAATGGCTAGAAAAACCCACACAAAGAAAGAGCGTACAAGAGAGGAATTTCTTGTGGCTAAACAATTAGGGGCGCCTGTTGTGATGAGTACGTCTCATGGTAATGTGTTGCTTAATATTTGGAAGCATTATTGTTATAAAAAGCCTTACAATAATGACGAGTATCAGTCTTTAATGTTTTATGAAATAAAGAGACGTAAAGATGCTTATGAAAAGTCGCGTAAAGAGGTAGCTAATGGTTGATATATGGAGATTTTAAAAAATGACTAATCTAAATAACATAGACCGCGCAGCTTTTCAGGATGTCTGGAATCAGATAATTTCAATTCTTCAGAGCATTGAATCGGAGAAGCTTGCTCTTAAGAACTTAAAGAATGAACTTGGCACAATAATTGGGGCAGATTCCGCCAAAGAAGCAAACGCAATTATTAAGGCTCTTCTTAAGAAAGAAACGGAGGGCTCATATTATGATGAGGATTCTGTTGGCGCAGCTGAAGAGTTATATGATGAATTTATTGGCGGAGTCTAATAGGAGATAACTTATGGATTATGAAAATGTAGCTCCAAATCAGAGTATTGGAGATTGGTATAATCTTTTTAATGGAAATAATGTTGCAGACGGTCAGCAAGCACAAGAAACAAAGCCTGCAGTAACTAATGCTTTAGGTGAACTTCTTATTTATTCTGCAAAGGCAAGGGCTTATGCAGAATTTATTAGCGGCGCAGCTAATATGATTGAGCAGGATGTTAAGAGAGATATTCAGGATGATATTATGCCTATAACAAATGTTCTTCCTGATGCTGCGCGCCCGGCAGTTGCGCCTCAGCCGCTTGCTATGGTGGTTGCAAACAGAGAAAAACTTGTTAAGTGCAGCGAAAGTCTTGCTGAAGTTGTTAAGGCCATTGACGGTATTTTAGCTAGGGTTAAAATCAAGGAACAGCAGTAATGACTGAATTTGAGGAAAAAGTTATAGAGAACCTAGTCGAAATTAAAAAGCAGCAGCAGCAGATTATAGAAACGCTGAATAAGTCGCTTGATATGGCTTTAGGTAATGATACTTTTAATTTGGATTTTATAAAGGATTTAAAATAAAGTGGCTACAAAATATGTGAAGACAAGTATGGTTATGAAGTTTTTATACAAAGACCATAAAGTTTTTCAGTATTTTATAGTAGCTGAGCCCAAATATAGCAAATATGTTCTGGATGATAAATTTCTTCTACATAAGAAATTCGAAGATTTTATAGAACGTAATGCTTTGTCTGTTCTCGATGAAAGATATACTTTTATTAATAGAAGGGACGAAGACGATAGAATTACTTTAGAGTTTTCATTTTCTGATGATGATATAAAGAAATATTCGACCGGATATTTTGCTATAGTTGGTGATGTCCCTTATAATACAGGGTGCGAAGAATGCCGTTTTAGGAATTGTACTTATTGTACAAAAAAGGATAAAGAGATTGAAAAGATGCTAAAATCTTGCAAGTATTTTATTCAATCTCCGAGTAGTCAATGAAAATAGAAAATAGTAGCGTAGAATTTATTAGAGAACCGAATATTCTTAAGAAGATTGAGCTCGCAGGTAGAACTTGCTATAATAGTCAAAATCTAATAACAGAAAATTCGTATAAAAAGTTTATCAAGAAAATAATGGAACATGCCCATGGCTCTGTGATTGAGCATAGTAATATTATAATTAAATATTATGAAACTGCGGATGTTGAAGATGCAGAATTTGTTTATGAGTGGCTTCTTGCAAGAAAAGGCTTTACGAATTCGCATGTTTGGATTACGTTGGAAAAAGAAGAGAACTCAGAAGAACATTTTATAATGATGTCTGGAAATGCTAGAGCATGGATAGACTTTTTAACGGAAAAGGTTGACACACATCTTCTTGATTCTGATGACCACATAAAAAATATCTATTATGAATTTCACAATAAGTACCCAGAACTTTTTATTGAAGAAAGAGGCCTTCCCTGGACAGAAACAGAAGTTGTTTTCTTAACTGAAGAGGAAGCAGCTGCAATAAATATTGTTCATACGTCATACACTTTTAAGGTTATAACCAGCAGAGATATAACTCACCAAATTGTAAGACATAGAGTTCTTAGTTTTAGTCAGCAATCTCAGCGCTATGTTAATTTCTCTCTCGAAAAGAATGACGGAGAAATTACATATATTGCACCGAGAATCAATGAAGACACTCAGTCTTATGAAGACTGGGCAGCTGAATGCCAAAATGTTGAAAATCTTTACAATGGACTTATTGATGATGGACTACCTCCCGAAGTCGCAAGGTGCATTTTACCTAATTGCACAAAGACTATAATTTATATTACTGGCCATTATATGGATTGGCAGCACTTTATTGAATTAAGGGCAGACTCACACGCGCAGCTTGAAATCCAAGAGATTGCAAAAAAGATTGACAAGGAAATTAAAAAATGCTATATTTGAAAAGGAAAAGGCGAAATGGCTGAAAAATTAAAGTATTATAGTGTTGGCGATTTAAGAAATGCTATAAAAGATATGGCCGATGATGTTCCTGTGGTTTCAGCTCCACTTAATAAAGATATTAGGGTCGCTCTTGATATTGATATTATAGCAGATGCTAAGCTTGGGGATTATACCGGAAACATAGTGGTTTTTAATACTGGTCTTTTCGATATCGCTTCCGGTAAGAGAGTGCTATTGACTCCGGAAGAGCAGAAAGATGAACAGGGAAACAGTTAAAAACTTTTTAGATGAGTATTTTCCAGGATATGATTTGAATGGGCGTGAGTACATTTTCTCAAGCCCATTCTTTGCAGATAGGGGTAAAAGACTATATGTAAATTGTGATACTGGGAAATGGTATGATTTTCATGAAGGAATTGGCGGTACTTTTCCTTCATTTGTTGCACAGTATTTAAATATTTCGTATAATGATGCGTGTAAACTTTTAGATAGTGATTTTACAACTGTAGTTACTAAGAATATTGATATTAGAGATATTATTGCTGCAATAAATCAAGAGCAACCTGACGAACCTGAAGAGGAAGAAAAAGAGCCGTTAGATGTTCATCCAATTATGTTTGATGAGGTAAGTGAGCTTGATAACGATGGCGAAGAGGCTATCAGATATTTGCAGCAAAGAAAAATATCTCCAAATGGCTTAGGTTATTTTCCTAGAAGCGACCCTGAATATAGTGGAAGAATATTCATTCCTTTCTATGAAAATGGCGAGTTGGTTTATTTCTTGGCAAGAAGTTATATTGGAAGTGAGCTAAGATATAAGAACCCTCCTGGGCTAAGTGCAGATGTGGTATTTAATTACGATAATATAGATGACACAGTTGTTATATTCGAAGGGGCTTTTGATGCAATGTCTTTAAGTAATTATCCCGGTACTGCAATTCTTTCAAATAAACTAAAAGAAGGACAGGCGAAAAAAATAATGGGGATTTCCTCGCTTAAAAACATCATATTCGTTCCGGATAAAGATGAAAAAATAGAAACAAGGAAGCTGATTCTAACTAATTTGATAGCAAACTATGATTTACTGAATAAGTTTAAAAAACTTTCAAAAAATATAAAATTCTATACATATAATATCCCCGGAAATTATAAAGATTTTAACGAGTATAAACAAAAGACAGGTGAAAGTTCTATACGGATTGAAGAATGCGAAGCATTTAATAAAAATAGAATAATGTTTGATATTATGAGGTTATAAAAAATGAGTGAAGGAACAAAATCAATTTTTGAAAGCTTAAGAGATGTTAGGATACCTGTTGGTTACAAAAAGGTAGATGATGAAGGTAATAGTTATGTTACTGCTGAAGATTTTATGAACGCTACATATGAAGCAGTAATTCATAATGAAAAATTTAGAGTAGAGCTTAAAGGATTTATTAAGAAAATTTTACTATGACGCAGAAAGAACTTGAAAATTTAATTATACATCATCAGCATTTATATTATAGCGGCATGCCGGAGATTGAAGATTGGGAGTTCGACCAACTTTGGGACGAGCTCGCAGTTAATTATCCAGATTCAGAGCTGCTTAAAAAAGTCGGTAGTGAAGGTGAAATTGACGGCAACAAGTGTAAGCATATTATAAATATGGGAAGCCAAGAAAAAATAACCACTGAAGAGCAGCTTAAAGATTGGATTCGCTTGAAGAAAATCAAATTCCCTATAATTGCCCAGCTTAAATATGATGGTCTTTCTGTAGAACTTGTTTATGATAAGCATGGTAATTTTAAGAGAGCAGTTACTCGTGGAGACGGCACTGTTGGCAAGATTATAACCGAAAACGCTTCTAAAATGAACGGGGTTCCGAAAAACATCAATGTAAATGCTTTTGTTAGCGAGTGCGATGAGTATGCGATTAGGGGCGAGATAATGCTTCCGTTGTCAAATGTGGATAAACTCGTTAATGTTTCGGATATAACCAATGTTAGAAACATGGCTAGTGGGATAGCCAATCAAAAGAACAGTGACGATAATTTAAATCTTCTTGATGTTGTTTGCTATGATATATCTGATGAAGGCGCGTTTTTTGAAATTGCGAAGATTCAGATTCTTAGAGAATGTGGGTTTATAACGCCTCAGTATAATAAACTTTGCCTTACAATAAACGAAATAATTGAGTTTATTAATCAAATAGGTGAAGAAAGAAAAACTCTTAATTATCAGACTGATGGTATTGTATTAAAACAGAATGAAATACCTCAGGACGGAGATTTTTCTAAGGCCAGGCCTGATTGGCAACGTGCTTTCAAGTACCCTGTAGATAAGGCAATAACTAAGCTTGTTGATGTTGAATTTTCAAGGAATGGCTTTAATTTTACTCCCGTAGCTATTCTTGAACCTGTTAAACTAAATGATACTACAGTTTCAAGAGCGAGTTTGGCTAATATGGGCGAAATTAAACGGCTTGGCATACTTAAACCATGTACTGTAAAAATATCTAAACGCGGGGAAATAATTCCTCATGTTGAAAGTATGACAGGATTTGTAGTTGGTATATCTGAAGAAATAAATCCTCCTAGCGTTTGCCCATTTTGCGGTGAACCTCTTGAAATTACGGACGCTAATATTAGGTGCGTAAACGAAGCTTGTGTAACCCACAGAGAACATAAAATTTACAAATGGATTGATACTATAGGTGCTCTTGGATTTGGAGAGTCAATGCTCAATTACTTAATATTTGATTGTCATATGGAAAGCATCAGAGATTTTTACTGCAATGATAATGTCAATTATGCAATTGAACATACCAATTCAAAGAAAAATGTTCAAAAAGCTTTCGCTGACTTATGGGCGCGTTCAAGAAATATTAGTCTTTGGGATTTTGTAGCAGGATTTGATTTGGACGGACTTGGTTCTAGAGTAATAAAAACAATTGTAGACGCAGGTTATAATACCCTAGAAAAACTTCGTAAAGTTAATTATGAAGAGCTTGTTAATATTCAGGGTATCGGAGAGCATAGAGCAAAGCTTTTTGTTGAGCAAATGGCTTATCTTTCTGATGAAATGGATGCTGTCTTGGCTACAAACAGAGTTGGTTTAAATATTGATTTTGATAATCTCTTAAAGAAAACTGCTGCTGAACATTATACAGAAACGCAAAAAGCAAAAACTTTCTGCATAACCGGTGCTCTTTCAAGGCCAAGAAAAGAATTTGAAGAACTTATAATTTCCAAAGGCGGAAAGCTTGCTTCATCAGTAAGTAAGAACGTTGATTATTTGGTTACGGATAATCCAAATAGTGGAAGTTCTAAAAATGTAAAGGCAAGGCAACTCGGAATACCTGTTATTAATGAAGAAGAATTTTTGAGGGTTATTAATGGATAAAGTAAACAATCTTTCAGAGGAAAAACCGCTTGTTGTAGAAGAGTCTAAAGAAAAAGAAATGAAACTCGTAGATCCATCTGAGTTTGAGGGTAAGAATGCTGTTGAGGTATCAAGTTCTGATTTGGAGGAGATATATGCTCTTGCTCAAGAAATGGTTAAGTTCGCTCATGCTAGGGGAGGAATTGGATTGTCTCTGCCTCAGATTGGCATAAATAAAAGAGCGTTCGCCATGCTTGATAAAGAAGACCAGTGGATTATGGTTATTAATCCTGAGTTCTTTGGAACAGGCAAGAAAGCAACTGTTTACGAACGTTCTCTTTCTTATGAAGGAGTTTATTGTCTTAAGCGTTATAAGAAAATAAATACTGTTTATTACACTATAGATATAGACAAGGACGACAAGCTTGTTCTTAAGAAAAATTACAGGATTATGTCCGGTTTAAGAGCGTTTGTTTTTCAAAATCTTGTCGATATGCTTAATGGAAAAACAGGTAGAACTGATGGTTCTTATTGTAAGCCACTTCCTAAAGAAGAATAAGTCTTATATATTTTTATGAGCATTAATTCTAAAAACAAGGGCTCTACTGCTGAAAGGGCTTTGTGTAAAATATTAAAAGAAAGATGGCCTGATAAAGAATGGATGCGTGTTCCAGCGTCTGGTGCTAGGTTCGGTCAGACTAATAAGCAAAAATATTCAGCCGTCGAAGATAACGTAAAAGAAGTACTTTCGGGAGACATAATTTGCCCTTCTGATTTTAAATTTTCAGTTGAGAGCAAATGTTATGCAAGCATTTCCTTTTGGGATTTATTTAATGAATCTAGTGACTTACATGCTTGGATGAAGCAATGTAAGGAAGATGCCGCATTTGCACATAAGCTTCCTATGCTTGTTGTTAAAATAAATAATCATAAGCATTTTGTCGGTATTTCTGAGAAAACGGATAATTATGTTTTTGAGCATGACGGAATGTATTTTTATATGTTGAACGATTTACTTAGAAAAGAAGATAATTTTTTCTTCGAGGAGAAATAAATGGTAAAGAAAATTCTTTGTGTCGTTACTGCTATCATACTTACAATTCTTGAGCATCTTTGTTTTGGCGTAAATCCTAAGGATGTTCTTGCTACATTGGTTTTAGCAGTTGGTTTCACATACACCTGTGACGTATTCTATATGGACTTCATTGAAGACCATAAGTGTACACCTCTTATGTGGGCAGTTTATGGATGTATGCTTGTAACAACAGCATTGCTTGGTGCAGCTTTGCTCGCTAATCAGCTTTGGCCCGCCATTGTTGCTGCTTTCGTGGCAGTTGGCGGAGTAGTTTGCTACTTGATTGAGAAGCACGGCCTTAAGAAGGCAGCTCAGGCAACTAAGTAAGCGTGGGCCTCCAAATTGGAGGCCTTTTTTTAAGATAATTACATGACACTTAATGAATATATAACATCTAGCGTTTTATCTAGTGAAGAAAAAGATACGCTTGAAACAAGATTAATTATTTTTTTAAATAAAGTATTTACTGCCAATTTTGCTAAAGAGCTTGAGAATATTTATAAAAAAATAAATATTGTAGAGAAGAACAGAAAAGATGATGTCATTGCAATGACATATCCAAATAAAAAAATAGTTCTTAATACTCATGCTTTTTATGCATTACCAATACAGGAGCAGATGGCTTTCCTTACTCATGAACTTATTCATATGGCTATGAATAATGGAAACATAAGGGTAAGACTTCTTAATAGGGCATTATGGAAATTTTATAACAAACATAAGAATACGTATGCCGATATTTCTTCTATTATGGTTGGTAAATCTAAAGTGTCAAAAAGATGGGTTAATAAAAATGAGACCTTGCCTTATCTAATGACTGAGCCAATTAGGTGGCAGTATCTTGAGCCTGGCAGTAAAGACGATTTGCTCAAAATACTTGAGAGGTCAAAGCTTTTAAAATTGGAAGACCCGTTCTGGAAAAAGCAGCTAGGCTTATAACTTAAAAAGCGAGGATTTATACCTCGCTTTTTTATTGACAAAAAATCTTATTTTTTTTATAATTGAAGTGTGGAAAAGTATTGGAAAGGAACTTTGAATGGATAATTCAAATATTGAATTTTACATTCTAATCTTAATAACAAAAAGTGAAACTTTTTTGCTGAAGATTGGAGAATATTTATATACAGAAGATGTTAAAGAGCTGACAAGAAGAAGCTATTTTGATAATCGTCATGCTCAGACATTTTTCAATTTATGTTATTATGTATATTTAAAAACAAACAGGCTTGCCTCTTTAAAAGATATTGAGTTTCTTGTCTCTAATATTTTCAAAAATGAAGAGCAGAGACAGGAAATTCTCGATATTGTTCATGATGTTTTTCAATTTGATGATGAAATAAGTTGGCAACTTATTGAAGACGAAGCTTTAAAATTTGTTAAGGACAAAAAATTTATTGAAGCTTTGACAGAGGCTCAGAAAGACTTAGAAAACAAAGATTATGATTCTGTAATTGAGAAATTGCAGAAGTCAACGCAAGTTTCTTTTGATACTGATTATGGTGTTTCTATTAAGGATTGGAAACAAGTAAAAGAAGTGTTAAAAGAAACCGCAGATACTTCGGAAGCTATCCCGACCGGTTATGATATGTTGGATTCTGAAAATGTGCTAAATGGTGGTTTCAGAAGAAAAACTCTTAATCTTGTTGGCGCCAACTCTGGTATTGGTAAAACAATGCTTATGGTTAATCTCGCTATTAATGGTTATTTGGCTGGCAAGAGAGTTTTATATCTCTCAATGGAAACATCAACATCAAGAATAGTTTCAAGAATCTTGGCGAATCTTCTTAATACAACAACTGCGAGAATTTCTTATGAATTAACTGAGAATGATAGCGCCGAGCTTGAAGAAGAGTTCGGCAAAACGGTAGCGATTGCTCCGGGCAACTTAAGAATAAAAGAATTTCAGACTGGTTCAATGAACTGCAATAAACTTGAAACTTTTATTCTTGATTTAAAGAAGAATCTTGGTGAAGAGTATGATGAAGTTTTTGTAGATTATTTGAGCATATGTTGTCCAAATGATAAGAAAATTTCTAAAGAAAATACTTACGTTCATGATGGCGCTATAGCGGTTGATTTAAGAGCCATGGCTCAATCACTTAATTGTGTTGTGATTAGTGGAATTCAGATGAATAGAGATAGTATCAAAGGTGAGAAGGGAGATACTAAAGAAATTATCGCAACTGATGGTATTGCCAATTCTCTTGAAATTGAGCATACTGCCGATTTTATTATCACTTTAAGTAGAGATAAGGAACGCCGTGAAAAAGGGCAATTGCTTTGTTATGTTGCCAAGAACAGAGACAATCCAAAAGGGCAGGTCATGACTTTGCAGGTTCTTGAAACTTGCAGATTTGAAGAAGTAAAAGGAGTCAATAAGAAATGACATCTAAATATAAATTGATTAATGTAGATAGAATAAAATCATTAAAGCGCGAAATTGATTCGCTTGCTAATGAGAATAGAGAGCTTAAAAAAAGAATTATTGAACTTGAGAAAGAAAAAAGTGGTGAAAAAGATAATCATAATATTATAGAAGAAAAAATTTATGAATCTCTTGATGATATTTTAAGAAAATATAATCAGCGTAAATCTAGTGAGGATGTTGATTTGGACATGTCTTATTGGCCGAAGCGTAGAACGGCAGCCCCTTATTATCCATATCCGGGTTATCCGCAGGTTGGAGATTGGCCTCCGGGACCTCAAATTGGCGACACTCCACATAATCCCCTCCCAGATGATTATAGACCATATCCGTTTGCTTGGTGGGGAATATATCCACCTGAGTGGAACTGGCAGCCAAGCCCAAACACTATTAATACTAACACTTCAGGAGATTATAAACCGCAAGAATGTCATACTGTTTCAAGTACAGAGGAAAAATAAATGGCAGTTTATAGAATTGGAATAAATTACGAAGCTTATGCTGAGAAAGATATCGAGGCTGATAGCGAACAAGAAGCATACGATATAGCGATGGATAGCCTTGATATTTTCAACTTTGATGGTGATTATCAGATTGAATCAGTGGAGGAAATTAAAAAATGATGCATAAAGATGTTTGTATTTGTAATTATGTTTTAGCAGAAGGTGCTCGTGTTCCTGAGAAAAAGCATCCGGATGACGCTGGTTATGATGTTTACGCCAATGAGAATGTGACTATTCGTAATGGAGAGAGAGCAGCAGTTGGCACGGGTCTTTATTTTCAGCCTGACTCTGGTTGGTACATTCAAGTTGTGCCTAGAAGCGGTTTGGCTCTTAAAAGCGGAATAACAGTTCTCAACACTCCGGGAACCATAGACTCCAATTACAGAAACGAAGTGAAAGTCATTCTTGTAAATCTTAGTGGAGAAGATTATGAAGTACATAAGGGAGATAGAATTGCTCAGTTGATATTTACTCCTTCTTATGAAGCTGCTTTCTTTAAAGTTGATTCTCTTGATGATTCTGATAGAGGGCAGGGAGGGTTCGGCTCTACAGGTAAATAAAATTTAGTTCTTTAAAGAACTTTTCCATACACGTATAAAAAAAGACCACTAAAAAATTAGTGGCCTTTTTTTTGTTTATTTAAATTACTTATCGCCTTTAAGAATGTGCATTGTATTATAATATACAATTGTTTTATAAACGTTTTCTTTAAATTTCTTTAACGCTTCGGGCGTAAGCTTATAGCCGCATTCTTTTGCCCAAGACGTGAAGAAACTTTTTACAGCATCCCATACTGCATCAGAATCTTTTCCTTCAAAATCTTTAGCGGCTTCGCCTTCTTTTTCAGATTCAGCTGGAGCATCGTTCTTCTTCTTTATTACTGTGACCTTAGAAACGAACGGCTTCTCTTTTTCTTTCTTGTATCCAGCGAGGTCCATAAGATTTGCAAAATATTTAAGGCCTCTTTCATCATTCTTGATGCGTCTGAATGTTTGCTGCCAAGACTTTACATCGTTGCCAAGTGTTTCTATAAATGTTCTATCTTTTCTGTTGTTCCAGAACCAATCAGTAATCTTATAGATATCTGTCTCAAGTTCTGCGGCTTTTGCTTTTTCGGCAGCGGTTGTGACTTTGCGAGTTTTCTTTTCAGGTTTATGGCCTTTAACCTTGATTACTTTTTCATCCCAAGATTTTCTTAAAGCTTCGTCTGCAAGAAGAGCATCTCTAAAGGTTTTCTCTGAAGGGAAAGCTTTCCTTGTTTTTTCGCTGCGCGGATAAACAATACTTACAAGTTCTTTTATGGTATAATGTGTATCACCAGGCTCTTTGAATTCGTCTCTTACTTTGCCATTAATCCTATCTCTAAGCTCTTTCTGAATCTGAGCATTTGTCTTACCGACTTTATTTATGAGGTGGCCTTTATAAAGTTCGTTTTCTTTTGCCTTTTCTTCGGCTGTCTTCTGTTTTTTTGCAGTTGCAGTAACGGCGGGTTTTGACTTTGATTTCTTGGCATCAAGATTTATAACTTTAATGGTGCCATTTTTAATCTTGTCCTGAATTTCTTTACTT